CTTCACCGGCAACAGTTACTACGCCAGACGCTAGGGTCATTAAGTCGGTATCACTGGTGTGCCCTATTGTTGCACCGTTGATATTGATGTTATCAATAACAGCCTGTGTTACAGCACTGTTTGTACCTAACGTGATTCCGTCTACAGAACCTCCGTCGATGTTTGCTGTACCTGCTACAAGCGCGTCTGTGGTCACAGTGCCATCAAAGAACGCATCTTTAAACTCTAGAGAACTTGTTCCCAAATCTATGTCGTTATTGGTAACAGGAACAACCGCACCATCCTGTATACGGAGTTGTTCAACCGTTGATCCCGCTCCACCAGCATCTACGAACACACCTACACGATTATTGGTATTATCCACAACAACTTTATTTAAGGGGGTAGTAACACCCGGATCACCTATAAGGCCAATTACAGGGCCTTCTGCCGCTGTTCCGTCGTGCTTATGTCCGGTAGAGTTGTTAAAAGCGGCAAGAACCTGATTGTGTTCATCATTTGAGTGTGCCGCTGTTATGGTGTCGCCGTCAGAGTACGAGGACTGCCTAGTATAACCCGCCATTATCTTCTTCCTCCGGGTGTAAATTCAATTTGATATCCCTTTACAGAGATGGGATCAACCCCTGCAATATCTTCCAACCTAATGCCTACTACAAAACCCCCGCCTTCAACCGTTTGCCGTGCTAGGGGTGCTCCAGAGGCACCGTAGACAACACTGCCGTATGTAGCCTGTGAAAGACCGTAGATTGCAGGGGCACCGCCAATAGATAAACTATAAGGGTCAGGTTGGGGCACATCCGCCGCGTCAAAGTCGTAAAGTAATCTAAATGTGGTATCGACAACACCTTCGTTGGTGTAGTTCCAAATAACACGTTGCATTGATTTGCGTAAGCCGGGGTCGCCCATAGTGTGGTCAGGAGAACGGTATATGGCTTTTATGGCTGTCCCGTCAAAGGTATTACCGGACTCTTGCTTATGCACATAGTGGTCGTACCCTCCGTGTAACACGGTTTCTACATTACTTATAAAACCTGAGGTAGCATAGGTTGGCTTAATGCCTAGTAAATCTGCGTACTCAAAACCTACTCCGCCTTGTTCACCGGCTTTTATTACTCCTATTATACCAGCGGCACTTGTAGTTGCAATTGCATCAGTAGGGAAAAACAGTCTGTACTGTGATTTTTCTCTGATTACAAGTGATGAAACTCTCTCTAAAGAAATACCATCTAATCTAGTTTGTATTTGTTTAGACACAGTTCCAAGTTCTGTATCCCCAATCTTTTCTGTACCTGCTACTGTGCGTAAACCGTCAGGAGCTAAGAAGATTAAATCACCACCAATTTCTTGAACACTAAATCCGTCGAGGCAACCTATCTTTCGTGTGATCGGAGCCAACTGAAAATTAGCGGCAGATTCTCCCGCTAACTGGTAAATTTCATCCGTGCAGAAGATAATAAGTCTATCACGAAATACCCGCATTTTAACTACCGGACTTTCTGTTCTAAACGAACCCCCACCATTTGCTGGGGTAAAGTCGGTGGTATCAAAAGGTGCGCTAAAGAAAATTTCGGAAGGATTAGCAGATGCACCGGATAAGAATAGGTGAGATTTAAACACTGCACACAAAGAGGGGTCACTTGGTGCAGGGGAAGCGGAGATGTCAGTTACGGAAGAGTCGTTGTATACAGAAGCACGGTTTGCCCCATCACACCACACTATTTTCTCTGTACCATCAAAGTTAAATACCGCAAAATCGTAACGTCCGGCACTACTTCTACCTGTATCAATTACTGTCCAGCTACCAGAACCAGCGGTACCTGTAAATACTTTTTCTCCACGAGAAGCTACTACTTTTGTTTTGTATATAGCAACGCCAAGTATTTTTTCTGTTGAGGCAGAAGTTTGTGGAACAATATTAGTATTAAACTTAGTAAAGCCGTTTATACGACGATACCCACCCGCTATGTCGGGTTCAAAGTTTTGTAGCTCTAATGCCGCACCGGGTGGTAAAGAGAACGTATCTTTATTTAAGATAAGTCCCCCGGACAATCTTACTACGTAGGGAGCTATGGTAGAAGTATCTGGCATTACACCGCCCTAAAGTAGTCTTTACGATTAATAAGCTCGACCCTCATTCTAGACAAGCCTTCTTTGTAGTCTCTTTCTGTTAGTTGTGCTGACTGTAAATCTGAACGTAGCATATAGGCGTAATATTTAGCCCTGTTAACTATTATATCGTGGAATCTTTCAGGAATTATAGGAGTATCTGTATTTGCGCTTAGATCACTGTGCGTAGCGTAGTACTCGTAAGAAACAGTGTAAGTTGCATCAGGTTCAGGGTATAAACCTAATTTTAAGTCGGGAGTAAGATAGAACCGTTCGGGTTCAGCAAGATGATCATCTCCGGGGTCACTGTTCAGGGACAAGTAAGATTGGTTGTATTCATCGTAACTTAAAAACTTAAGTAACTTAAGAGGCTTGCTTCCGCCCGGATTTAGTATTACAGCATCTTCATTTAAAGTTTTTAGATCTGTTTGTAGAGAGTATTCCCCAGTTCCAGAAGATGTAGATATGGTATTAGAAGAATAGGTAAAAGGCCACTCAACTTCTGAATTTATAATATCTTTCTGTGATTTATTAATTAAGTCTTTTACCGCACTTTGAATACCACGGGTAGAAGCCACAGTTGTGATTACAACTTCATTTAGCTCAATTAAAACAGCGTTTATTAATTGTAGGTAAGTCATTTAGGTGACTCCGGGTGTAAATATTTCTTCAACAGACACGACTATATCAAGAGCGTCTGCGGCAGACGCAGTTGCTTTCAAAGTATCTCCATCGTTAAATACAAAAAATCCATCTGATAATTGTAAGTAAAGTTTTGTGTTTACAGTTGTAGTATTTGTGAGCTTGTATGTGGCAGATGCTGAACTGTCTGTCCATTCTAGCGTTATGTCAGCGTTATCACCCGCAATGTTTCCTACGTGTATTAACTTTATCACCCCTGTATAGTTAGACGGACAAGTATAGATAGTAGTTTGGTTTGTAGATGTTAGTTTAACCCCCACACTTCTTATTTTAGCAGTTGTCCCGTCTAAAATAGGCATCTAATTCCACTCACCTATACGCATAGCCTCTGATAAACTATGTGCTCTTTTTCCTACCTGACGTGCCCAACGGCTGTCCAGCATCTGGATGCTAGCGTCAATAAAGGCACCCGCTTCTATAGCGGCCCACATGAGCTTAAATTTTAAAAGACGCGGCACACCGATATTAAAAGCCATATCAACCAAAACACGTTGTCGCACTGCGTCGAGCATATCCACAACAGGTTTTGCGGCCAATAACTCTTTTTCTGCAATGTCGATATCAGTTTGCAATAGATACCGTGCTTCATCTTCTGTGATACCGCGATCCTCAATATTACGGCCTACGCCGATTGTGAGTTTATCAGCGGTACACCTATAAGGTTTTAATTTTAAACCTTCATGTAAAACAAGCTGATCTACTAGATCAGTTAAGTGGTATTTCATTAACATTTCCATCTACGCCTAGCCGCAAGACCTCTTTCACCCTTCCAATTCTTAGAACGAGCACAAAAACTCTTGCGTCTTTTAGCATCTTTGCTTCCAGCTTTTACTTTACCTGTTACAGGTGGTTTAAGTTTTGAACCTGTTTCTTTATTGTATTTAGCACGGCCCTTGGCAGTAAGTCCAGCACCCTGTTTTACAGAGCGTTTTTCTCCGCGCTTAACAGATAGACTAACGTTTTTTCGTCTTGCCACGTCCTGTCCTTACTTTAGCTTTTCTGGTATTAGCTACAACAGTTTTACCTTTAGCACCCGCCGCCTTTTTCTTACGGGCAGTTTTAGCTCTCTCGCTCTGGGACAAACTTTGTGCTTTCTTTTTGGGTAAACAACGATCAGGGTTTTTCTTGTCTTTAGATGTTCCACAAGGTCCCTTAACTTTACCATCAGTTCCTATACGAACCCAGTTCTGTTTTAACCACTGTTTTAGTTGTCCCATACTATGCCTTTTTACGTGCGCGTCTAATGGCTTCTTTACCGCGCTTTGCTATTTTAGCTTGTTCTGTTTTACCAGCTACTTTAGCACGTTGCTCAAGAACGGTAAGTATCTGTATTTTACGTGCAAAAGATTTACCGCTGTTTTTAACACGCTTTACTGTATCCCGTGCGTCTTGCACAGTAGCGTATTTTATAGGAACTGTATCCTTAGGATTTTCATCCGTATATAGCCTACGACTACTACCCTTAGGTTTTTTACCTGTTCCTACTTTAGGGTCTTTTTTCATTACCTACCCCTACGCTTACCACCTTTAGACTTTTTAGCGTAATTAGGATCTTTACAGTACTTAGACGCCGCTAAGTTTGCGTATGCTGACGGGTATGTATCAAAAGTTCTTTTTGCCCAAGCTTTACCTTCAGGACAAATCTTTCCTTTACTTTTAGTTTTTTTACCACCCTTTGCGGCCTTTTGACGAGCCGTAGAGAAACGGTCGGTGTATCCCATAGGTTGCATAGAGGTTACCCCCGGAAGGCTTAACGCGAGTTTATAGTGTGAATGTACAAAAGTCAAGCCCCCCGAAGGGGGCTATCATTATCATCAGGTTCCAGTTGATACTGTTGCTGATTCTACGGGGTTAACAGAAATATCTGCTATAATTGCGTGTACACGAAAACGCAAAGCAGTAGTTCCTGAAGATCCAGAATCAAGAACTGTAACTTGAACTGAGTCGGCAGAAGTAACCATGTTTTTGCCAGCGGCTTTCAGATTAAACTGAATTACAGCGGCGGCATTAGAGGCACCTCCATCAACAAGTGAATCTACGTCTGTAGAAACACCCACATCCAAAGTAACGTTCGCGTTTCCAGACGCTTCTAAGACCTCCAGCGCACCACCAATAACGATGCTGTCAGCAGGAAGGTCGATCAGTTTTACGATATCATCACCAGCGAGTGATGTGTTGTCCACAGCATCATAAACTGGCGAAGTGATAACGTAAGGGCGTTGTACAACACCGGGATGACCAACAGTGCCACCCCCGGTAACGGTACGATCATAAGTAGCCATTAATCATCTCCTATTATGCGAAGTCAATAACGCCACGGACAATTGATTCTGGGCGTAATACTTTACGGCCAAAAACGTGCAGTCCACGAACGATATCGCTAAAGCTTTCGGTTGAACGGACTACTTCAGTTTTTGCAATGTGTGAAGCAGTAGATGTTGAGGACATATGTCCAGCAAGAACTACGTTTTCACTTGCATCAGTAGCCAGTGTTGCTGTAGCATCAGTCAATACGATTTGATCTGTGCCACCCGTAGAGTTAAGAGCAGTTGTCTTGTAGCAAGCAAAACCAGCAATATTACCTTGCATAACGAGACCGTTACGTAAAGGTGAAGTTGCGTCGCCTGTTACCTGTACTTCTGCAAACTTAGCTCCAGCACCAAACAGATTCTCATAGAAAGCTGGGTTCGCTACAAACCA